TTAGCTGCTTTAGCATTGGTAGAATGATATGAGCGAGAGTATTGTCCATAGACCAAGTATCATATGGATCAATACGAACTTTGATGGTGCGTTCACCACGAATTTTATAAATCCAGTCGCAGATATTAGCAATCCAAGTATGACTAATCCAATGACCAAGTCTATCCTTCTGGTCTTCATTTAGAAACGGAACCCATTCAGCAATCTGCCAGGGTCCATACCAATTCTTATATGGTCCGATTTTTATTCGCATAATGTCTCCTTATTTCAATCTTGATATTGTGGGCGCAAGTAGCACAAACAACAGAACAACCATGCTTCTCCATAATCTCTTGGACGGAAGGAACAGCATCAAAAGAATGGTCGTCTATGATTTGCTTTACGGTATTGGAAGATAAACTGTTACAGGAACATAAAATCATTACCTTTCCTCTCACATAGATATATAGTATAGCATACTGTGCGGAGGTGTCAAGATGCCAACATTTATTTTATCTCTCATTACCTCAGGTTCCATAAAGTGGCTTTCCATTCTTGGAATTGTAGCAGGGCTGGCAGGTGGATTATACATGAAACACCGTGAGATTGTCAATAACGAAAAGCAAATAGCACTCCAGCAATACAACATCAAACAGTTGGAACAGACTATAAAAGACCGAGATGCTTATATAAAAGAAATAGAAAATGTCGCCAGAGCAAGGTCCGAAGCAATCAACAATCTTGCACAGAAGAATAGAGAACTGGAAAACAAATTAGATTCTGTTGTCACAGAGATTGATAAACATGTTGGTGCTGGACATGATAGAGAGTCGTCGCAAATACTTAAAGACACAATCAAGTCTTTGGAGCAAATGAAATGAAAAAGATTATTCTATTGTTAGCCGTAGTCTTACTGGCTTCTTGTAATGACCAGACTCAGGTGGTGACAACTTATCGTCATATGGTTGTTCATCCTGACGAGGCAATGTATTATTGTCCTGTTGTGAAGGAGTTTCCAAACTGGAAGACTCTGACGGATAGTCAGGTGGCGAAGTTGGTTGTTCAGTTACATAAGAACAATTTGACATGCAAAAGTTCCATTGAGTCTATTCGTAAGTTTCTAAATGAAGCAGACCAGATAGTGAAAAGGGCGGATTAAATCCGCCCAGTTCAAATTATAGATCAACCTTGTGTGACTCGACTGTGTTTGTTGAGTTGGTAACATTGTTGTCCTTAGCGGCAACACCAACACCAAGTAGTGCTAGAACAAATGGCCATACTTCATCAAGTGGAGGAAGTGGCATTGACTCTGGCCAAACACCGGCATACTTTAGACCATATGCTACAACAGGAATAAGTGCAGCAACAGTGGTCTTCCAGTTAGCGGTAATATTCTTGAACATGATAATCTCCTTTCGAAAGAGAACCCGAAGGTTCCTTTCTATTTAGAGATTTACTGAATTTGATAAACCGCTGTGCCACAAGATGGCTTGATTACAACAGTTCCCTCCCATGGACGTAGCCAACCACTATGCCAAGTTCCCTGAACACAATACATGCCACGATGAACTGGAACAGACCAGTCACCAGTAAATGGTGGATCCTGAACTGGATTATAATAAGTGCCATATGGTGCTGCAAAGGCAGCGGTGCTAAACATTAGAGCAGCAATAACTAAAATCTTTCTCATAGTCCTAGAACTCCTAGACCTAGAAGACCACGATCCGGACCATCAACAGTTACATCAACATCACGGCCATCAACATCGACTTCAACATTAGAACCGACTGGTGCCTTAACTGTCACACCCTTTTCAGTTACCAATGCACCCGTGCCGTTTGTTGAAGTTGTTGGTCGCTTATGTGCTAGTGCGGATCCTGTTAGAGCAACAACAATAGCGGTAGCAATAAAAAACTTATTCATACTATTCACCTTTCTGTTCAACATCCTTATTAAAGTTGTCGGGATGTTTCATAATGTCCGCAAGAAAAACAACCAGTTCCTGTAACTTGTCTTTGTTATATTCTGCGGCAATCTTGCCCTCTTCACGAATATAAGAGGTTAGTAAGCAATATGCCTCACTAACAGCATCGTAACTTACCTTATCTCCAACGTGCATGTAGTTCTCCTTTTAACATTTAAATCTTACCGTGGCATCTTTCCATTCACCCATAACTGGGACCTGCGCCTTAACAGTTTTCAACTGACATACACGAGGTTCAATCTTTACTTGATGTGTCTCACATTCACCTGTCTGTAGGCAAATGCTAATGACAGCAAACACTAACTCTTTCATGATTTATTCTCCGACAATACATGATGGGCAATATCGAGAATTTCATCTAATGTGGCTGCTTTTGTGATATCCTGCAATGCCTGTTTATAGGCATCTCTTTCGTCCATAATATCATAGACAGTTGTAGGTTTATGTTCTCGCATCTTCTGAATGCCTACAATAGTATCTTGATCCATAACTCTTCCTTACAATACAAATAGAATGGAAATGTATAACAGTCCAATGAATGCGCCTAACAATGTAGGCCAATAACTGTTACTCTCCTTGAGACATGGAGACGGCACGGTGGTAGTAACGCTCGTATATTGACAGACGATCCTCTTCCGAGTAGTCTGCGGGAATATCAATACCTTTGACTTTTCGCCATACTTCATTTGCCATCTCCAATCTAAACTGTTTATCTTTTTCTTCTTTAGTCTTCTCTTCCACGTAGATACTCCAATAGACTAAAAATAGTGTAGGCAACAAATGTGCCTACAACAAACCAGAACAACCAGTTGAGTGCTAGTTCACCTAGTGATTCATATTCATTCATTATTTAGTTCTCTCTGAAATAGTTCTCTCGGCAAGGTCGATGAATCCTTGTCTTAGTTTTTCTTCTAAGATATCAGGTCCATCTCTCCTTAGCATATTACGAAGAAAGGTGCCATCTTTAACCATGACCCTCTCAAATAGTTCTCCTGTTTCATCATTGATTAGATCGATATAAAACGGTCTTGGACCGATATACTTTTTCCATGAAGGTCTACGTCTTGCTTTCTTGCTCATTATCGTGCTACCTTATTCAAGTATTTAAGATCATCAGACTCGGATAGAACCTGAAGACCACCTTTGTTATAGAGCGGCATCACCCGCTTGGCCTTGTCAAGAATGGCCTTACGAGTTTCTTCGTTTTCTTTATGTAGATTAGCCATCATAGACCGATTGGCCGTGGCGTTAGCAGGTGCATTACACACCTCTTGAATAGACTTTTCATGATGCTTGGTAGAACGATCAACCTGCAAGGAGTCTTTATACTCGGACTTCCAGGAAGTGTTCTTGGTTTTCTTTGCTTTGATTTGCTTGGGTGTAAGACCCATGGACTCAAGCCACTTGATATGTTCGGCAGTATTAGTCTTTTTAGGCTTGCGTTTACGAAGATTGGTGGTAGTATAATAGACGGGTAAAAGAGCCATGACACCTCCGATATTTCAAGCATTATAGCAAAAACCGAAGGTATTGTCAATAGGAGTGGGTGCGACAAAGTGTCGCACCCCGTTGACATTTATTCTATCTCTTCCCATTCTGGCATCATTACCCTTGCACCGCCTGCACGAACAGTTGATTGCCATCCTTGTGTAGCACCTTCACTTGTGTTTGGTTGCCAAGAATATGTTGGTGATGTTTGTGGTGCGTTAGGTGTTGCTCTTGTCAATGAATGATTGTCCGTTGTCATTGCTAGTTGAGCATTAGTAACCGTGGGGAATACCACCATTGAGATTATCATCAAATATTTCGTCATACATACTTTTTCCTCATTCTTCTATTGGTCATTCTGATATGCCTAGACCATGTGCTACAAAGAAACTCATCATATGGTCTTAGCCATTTGTATCTACTGCATCGACGACAAACAATGATACTATCTTGATGAATACTAATCCACATCCTTCACTCTTCTCGTATATACTTCTGGTGGAATCTTCTGTGATACTACTTTCCACACACCTGTTACATTCTTTTCTGTTTCTACATAGTCAGCAACCTGATCCATGGAGGGAAACGAAATAGCAAACTCATTTCCATTCTTCTTGGAATGGACAACATACTTACAAACATCTTCTTTGTAATCAAAAATCAAAACTGCGCTCCCATCATAGTATCAGAACCCAACAGGGCGACGATTATGCACATCTTGTAATAAATAATGATACCAATCCGCACCCCAAATCAAACGCTGACGAAACTTACCGTAACGCCAATACTTGCGTTTTACTTCTTTACTACCGTTCCAATGGAATCGTTTCATCATTTATTCCTCTTTTTTACAATTTCATCAACTTTTTCTTTTGATAGTAGTTCAAGTATTTTTGATTCTTTGTTTATTCTTACCCATTGTCCATTTTCACAACAAACAATCGCTTCCATTTCATCATCTGTTACATAACAGGTATCGGTAAGTTTTATCAAAACTCCGCTCCCATCATAGTGTCAGAACCTTCTCTAATACGCTGCAACAGAAAACTTGTCTCCGGTAGAATACGCTGCATGAAGTATGTGGCATTGTCATGGCGAGTCTTATCATTCGTCTTTAGACAAATCTTGATGTGTGCCATACCAAGCATAACAAGTCCCATCATCTTCATATAGTCGTAAGAAGCAGAACCAGCATTGTTTGGATTCTTGATAGCATTATGCATCAACCATTCCGTTGCTTGCTTTAGTTCATTCAATGCTCTTGTCATTGGTTGCACGATTGGATTTATATCTTTTTCATAAGCATTCGTCAAGAAACTTTCACTGTCCTTGAAGAACTTAGTAATAGCACGACCCATGTTCTTAGGCAACTTACGACCAACAAGATCAAGTGCCTGAATACCATTCGCACCTTCATAGATCATAGCAATACGAGCATCACGGACAATCTGTTCCATACCATTGTCACGAACATATCCATGACCGCCCCATACTTGCTGCATCTTGATAGCATTCTCAACACCATAATCGGTAATAACACCTTTGAGAACTGGAGTCATTAGACCAAGGCGATCTTCGGCATCTTCCTTCTGTCTCTTGATATCTGCTTCTACTGCCATGTCTGTTGTAGATCCATCAGCATTTACAACATCAACCAATGTTGCTGCTTCTAGTATTAGAAACCTAGCAGCCTCGTTGATAGACCTAACATCAAGGAGCATACGGCGAACGTCAGGATGATCCACAATAGATACAGTACCAGAATCACGAGAAACCAGAGAATAACCTTGCTTACGCTCTTTAGCATATTGCACTCCATTTTGATAAGCCAACTCCGATTGTGATAGACCGTGAATAGCACAACCTAACCTTAATTCGTTCATCATAACAAACATACCTTGAAGACCCTTACAGCGTTCTCCAATAAGAAAACCTGTAGCACCATCAAAGTTCATAACACAAGTTGGTGAACCATGAATACCCATCTTTTCTTCAATAGCACCAGCAGATACATTGTTGTGTGATAGATTAACCAAAAACTTAGGCACAGCAAATAGACTGATACCCTTGACGCCTTCTGGATCACCTTCAACTCTTGCTAGAACAAGATGAAGAATGTTCTTTGTTAGATCATGATCACCACCAGAGATAAAAATTTTCTGACCTGTGATTTCAAATGAACCATTGTGCTTGTCTACTGCTTTAGTCTTTAGCAAACCAAGATCAGTGCCGCAATGCGGTTCTGTTAAACACATTGTTCCTGTCCATTCACCACGAACCATTGGAGGAATGAAATGTTCTTTCTGTGGTGCTGAACCAGACACTAGCAGGGTCTTGATAGCTCCACGAGTAATGCCAGGATATAGAGACCAAGCCATATTAGAAGAGGATACAAACTCGTTGAACGCCACCGCAAGTGTAAACGGCATACCCTGTCCGCCATAGGTTTCAGGAACTGATAAACCAAGCCATCCTCCTTCTGTGAACTGCTTCCAAGGTTCATGAAAACAAAATGGAACTTCAACATCGCCAGTTGAAAGTCTCCTTGCTCCGATTTCATCCCCTTTCTGATTAGTAGGTGCAATAACATCCTCACATAGTTTTGCTGCTTCTGTTAAGATTGCCTCAGTATTCTCATTATTGAAACCTAGAACATCACGGAGAAGAAATAGTGTTGATGCTAATGGTGCTGTATATTTCATGATAGCCCCTGTAAGTCGTTCATCATTTCTTTATGAATTTCTTTTGCTTTTTCTATTTTAGCAGCAAGATACTCCTGCTCCTCTTTCTCTAAGTCTTCCATGTATTTCTTATACCGTAGCGAAACATTGTGTTCAAACAACTTATCGTGTGAGTAATGAACCGCATGTGAAATGTCGGCATTGATGTAGTGTTTTAGTTTTTCCCATTTGTCCATGTTACACCATATACTTTACTGCATAACCTTTATTCAAAAGGTCTTCGTTAATGTTTTCACCATCGAGGATGATGGTGGCTAGATATCGACCATATTTTTCTTGTCGATCTTTTACTGTTTTGATTGTTACAGTCTTATTATATAATCGAGAGAATAGATAATCCCTTGTAGTCTTACCTGCTTCTTCTTTTAGTTCTGGTGCATTGAGTCCATACAATCTAAGTTTTATTTCAATTGAGATATGAAATCCAAGATCGACTAAAACATCTACGGTATCACCATCAACAATTCTCACAACTTTTGCTATATATTCATACATCTTTCATACTTTCTATAATATCTTCCAGTGAATATTGTGGTTGGAAATCCAATAGTTCTTTTATCTTTGTAGTATCGGCCACAAGATAGGAAACATCACCAGGTCTCCTTTCCTCATATCTAACATTCATCTTGCCATTATGAATGATTTCGTTCACTTTGTCAACAACTTCTTTTACGGAATATCCTTTACCACTTCCTATATTTAGAAGGAGACTTTCATTCTTTTCTTCCATATATCTATACGCTAGTGTATGAGCCCGGCAAACATCCCTAACATCAATAAAGTCTCTGACACATGTTCCGTCTTTTGTCCAATAATCTGTTCCGTAGATTACAGGATCTTCTCCTCTGACAAGCAAAGGAATCAAATGTGTTTCAGGATCATGTTCCTCGTATAGATTTGCTCTTCGATTTCTACCAGCAACATTAAAGTACCGAAGAATGGCACAGTTCATTTCTTTTTCATCTAGTAGAACATTCTCAATCATGGCTTTACTCTTACCATATACAGAATAAGGATTGATCGGACATGTCTCAAATAGATGACCAAACGTTGAACTCTCTGACTTACCATATACAGCAGCCGTAGATGAAAAGATAAAGTTCTTTATGCCATATTGCTTTGCTTCTTTCATCATACGAAGCGTGCCTGTCACATTGTTAAAGTAATACTTCCATGGATCTGACTCACCTTCTTCAACAGATATCTCAGCAGCAAAATGAAAAACGGCATCAATGTGCCGTTTCTTTCCATTTGATAGAACGATAGGATCAAGAGCCAAGTCTACCTGAATGAACTCGTCATACAAATGCTTGAGATGCTTCTTTTGAACTCTATCGATACCTATAATGTGACAGTCATTATATAATGCACCAAGTTCATGGCACATATGACTGCCAATATATCCATTACAACCTGTTACAACAAATGTTCTCATTTTATAGCATTCACCTTTAATACGGCCCAACGAGCAGGCGCAGGATTACGATCATCTTCTACTCTATAAACTCTGGTGAAACCACATTCATAGAGTAGTTTGGTCAAAGACTCTTCACAAAATCCATTGATATGTCCCATACCAGGAATCTTGTGTTCGTCAGGATGACGCCAACCACCAAACAAATAGTCCATGGCATTCTCAAATGGATCAGGATGCATACGAAGCCAAGACACATTGGCCTTTTCATCCCAATCTTTATGAACGATGCGTTCCATAATCCATAGAACATCGGGACAAGTAATTTCTAGTGTAGCACCCGTCTTCATAATGCGCTTGATTTCTTTTAGAACCTTAGGTGCATCAAACTTTGTTAGATGTTCAATCACATCACCAAAATAAACTTTGTCGGCAAAGTCTGCTTCAAAAGGATATGGCACATGTCTAAGATCGTGAACGTGAGTTACACCTGCCCACTGGTGCAAATCCATCTTGTATGTTGCATCGGGCTTAGGATGTGGGCCAGAACCAATATCAATAATCACTGGCTTATTCATTTCACCTCCACAACATGCTTGAGACACATACGAATTGAATCATCAACTTTCATCTTTGCTTCCCATCCAAGGTCTCTCTTGGCCTTCTCACAATCAGGAATACGAACACGAACATCGTTCTCATAATCACCTATTGATTCATATAGTAGGAAGTAATCTTCTAGAAGCATAAATTCTTTTGCTGCAATGTCTTTAATCTTCTCAGCAAGAACACGCATAGAGATTGGTTCTGGATTACCTAGATTGTAAGTCTCATTATCTGTCTTTTCAGAGAATGAATAGTCAGCAATGGCAGCAGCAACCTCATCAATCCATGTAAAGCACCGAATCTGATAACCATCACCAAGAATAGGCAGAGGCTTCTTCTTATCAACCACAATATTCTTGATATAGTCAGCAAAGACATGTGAGATGCCAACTTCTTCTGACTCGCTTCTTTCATATGGTGTAATGATGTTGAATGGACGCCAGATGGTATACTTTAGACCATGCTGCTTTAGATATGCTTTTGACACTCTTTCACCAACAAACTTTGATAGACCATAGTCTGTATAAGGAGCAGGATTGCTGTCAACAATATCCTCTGGAACAGGATAAGCGATGTCTTGTGGACAGTTCTCATATACCATAGAAGATGAAATATAAACTACCTTTTTCACTTCATGAGCAACAGCAGCACGAAGGACGTTATCGTGTAGTGTAATATCCTTATACATCTCACCACAATACTTGTTGAATCCGCCTACACCATAGATGGTAGCAGCAGCCTGAATAATATAGTCAGGCTTCACTTGCTCTACCAACTTATCAACATTTAATCGGTCTGTAAGATCACACTTGATAAATGTATAATCTGTGCCGGCATGTCCTAGACGTTCACCATATCGTGCTAGATTGTCTACACCATAGACAACATGTCCTTTGTTTAATAGTAGCGGAATGACCGCCTGCATTAGTGAACCTTCACTACCTGTAACCAAAATCCTCATCGTATATCTCCAACTCTATAAATGCCTGAATTACTTAGTTTACTTTCTGGATACATCTTCCAGATATCTGCCATAATACAATCATCATTAAAATCATTTAGTGGCCATTTCTTTTCTGTGCCTGTATGTGGTGTCATTACAATAACAGCATCAAAATGTTCTCTGTATGGAAAACCTTTGTCCTTTGGCCACGGAACATAGTCATCCCACATATACACCTCGGCTCCATTCTTTCTACATACCTTCTTCATCTTATATGATAGACTGTTTCTTGTATCGTCGCAGTCCTTCTTGAAGGTCGCACCAAGAATCAAAACACATCTTATCTTAGGATTCATCTCCTTGATACGATTGAAGATGTAGTCTGGCATACCTTCATTGATATGAAACGAAGTCTGAATAAGATCGGCAAACGGAATGTCTGATAGAAGAAATCGACCGTCTTTGAATAGACATGGGCCGCCGACATTCGGACCTGGTAAAGGAATAGCATTTCTTTCATAACCAAGATTTGCTGCCTTGATGACATTATGCATATCTACACCTTGCTTTTCACCAATCATCCAAAACTCATTGGCAAGAGCAAAGGTAACATACCTATACATATTCGTCATGAGTTTGGCAATCTCTGCCTCTCTTGCTTTTAGACGAATGATTTCAGCCTTGACGAATGTTTGTAAAAAGTCTCTAGCCTTATAAAAAGACATTATAGAACAGGCACCAACTAGTGCTGGTAGAGTGGCAGTCTCTTCAATACCTTTTGTCTGTAGAACTCTTTCAGGAACAAACGTCAGATAAAAATCTACACCTTCTACCCATTTAGTCTTTTCTTCAATACGATCACGAAGAATTTCTGTTGTGCCCGGTGATACTGTTGATCTTAGCATCACCAAAGTATCTTTCTTCATATAAGGTATAAGAGTGTTATCAACAAAGTTGAACAAATCATCTAGTCGTGGATTGTTTTCTTCATCAACAGGTGTGCCAAGCATAATGCATACAATATCACTTTCTTTGATGAAAGATGGATTGGTTGTGAAAAATATGTTTTCAGTCTTCAAATGCTTTGCTAAAAGTTCTGCGGCACCATGTTCAACATAAGGAACATTACCTTCTTCTAACTCAAGAATAAGTTCTTCATTCAAATCTACACCACAAACTTTATGTCCTGCATCCGCAACGACAAGAGAAAACGGAAGGCCAACGTGACCTCCCGCTCCAATAACTGTAACTTTTTTAGGGGTTGAATCCGCAGTATTCATAACTCTGTGTCTCCAATAATATATCTTCAATGTCATTAGCCGTTTGTTCTACGGTATGATTCGCCATAACATAGTTGTAAGCACGGGTAATCTTTTCTTCGTCACGTTTATAGTTCCTGAGCAATTTCATTAGTTCCGCTTCATCATTATAAACATTGCCATGATAGCACAAATCATGAGCGGCTGCAATATCTCTTGCGAACCAAGGTGTTTTATTCATCATTGCTTCCAAAAGAACAAGACCATATCCTTCCTCATATGAGTTCATAATATAGGCATCAGCATTTGCCATTGCCTGCATTACCTCAGATTTAGGAAGTCCGTAAAATACTTTTACCTTTTTAGATTGTGGTGGGGCTAAATGTTCTTCACCGTATCCGTAAAGATGTAACTCAGCATTAGGAATGTTTGCACTTTCAAATGCCTGTGCAAGAGGAGTCATTGCTTTATGTGGATAGAAACCACCGGCAGAAACATAAATTGTTTTATTAGTGGTCTTGTTTGCTGTTGCAATGGTTTCTTGTGGTATCAATCCGTATCTAATACGTCTAGCCTTTTTCAACAATCTATACTTATGTATATGCTGCAAATCCATAGTTGTAGCATAAGAAACAAAACGATGATGATTCATACCAAAAACAGAAAGATAAGAGTCGCTAGGTTTAATAATCATATGAACAACCGGCGATCTTAGTCTTTGTGCATTTTCATGGACAACGTTTTGTGTGGAACAATCTGCACCATGAACAAGTATCAAATCCCAATCTCTTGGCAGCCACTTATATTCTGTAGCAACCTTCACACCATTGATATCACCCTTTTGTATATCGGCGAGAACATGAACATCATGACCACGGCGAACCAATTCTTCTGCCATGTTGCGAACATTATATTCGCTACCGCCCGGAAAAGGATAGTAGCGATGAACAGCAAATAAAATTTTAGACATTACTCACCCTTTTCAAGCAGACACATATCTTCAACAAGTGCCTTAAAATCATACTTTGGAGTCCAATCTAATGTGAATCGTGCTTTGGTAGGATCACCTAGCAGTAATTGAACCTCTGCCGGACGATAAAAATATGGATTGATATTGATAACAATCTTATCAGTCTTTCTATCAATACCAACTTCATTCTCTGCCTTACCACGCCATTCAATATCCATATCAAAATATTTGGCAGCAACCTCAATAAACTCTCTGACAGTATGTAGTTTGCCTGTAGCAACCACATAATCATCAGGAGTATGGTGCTGCAACATCTTATGCATCACCTCAACATAATCTTTAGCATGGCCCCAATCTCTTTGGGCATCAATATTACCCATAGTAACAAATTCTTGCTTACCGAGTGCTACTCGTTTCAGACCATGAATGACCTTGCGAGTAACAAAGTTTGTACCACGACGAGGGCTTTCGTGATTGAATAGAATGCCATTACAGTTAAACATACCATATGACTCACGATAGTTTACCGACATCCAATGTGCGGCCAATTTAGCACAACCATATGGCGAACGGGGATAGAATGGTGTTGTTTCTCTCTGTGGAGTTTCTTGAACGAGTCCAAACATTTCAGATGTTGATGCCTGATAAAACTTTGGATTGTGTCCAGCAACTTTTAGTTTGCGAAGGCCTTCTAGAATACCTGTGGTGCCAACAGCAATACATTGCATCGTGTATTCAGGAATATCAAACGAAACTCTAACATCTGATTGTGCTGCGATGTTATATGTTTCGTCAGGCTTAATTTCTAGAATGTTATCTATAACAGCCGATGGTGATGTTAGATCACAATAGATAAGATTTAGATTTTTATGATTTCTTATGGATTCTATATTAGAATAATTGGGTGTGGATGATCTACGGACAAAACCGTAGACCTCATATCCTTTATCTAATAGAAGTTCAGCAAGATATGATCCGTCTTGCCCGGTGATTCCAGTAACAATCGCTTTCTTCATATTATCCCTCATAAACAAACATATGCCACCAAAGATAAAACTGATGTAAATCAGTGTAACAGTTAGGTCTGTTATCAACAAATGGAGGCTGATATAACATATCTAGGTATTCGTTTTTACCTTCTGGTGAGTCAAGATGCTTGGTATAATCAATGACTCTATCAAAAGTGCCAAAGTCATGACTATTGATAAATGCTTTCTTGTTAAAGTCTCGGTGAACTGTATTGTTTGCGCCCCAATAGATAGGTACAGTATTAGCCTGAAACGCATTCAAAATCTTTTCGGTCACATATCCAGGATAAGTTTGATTTTCAAATGCTATATTGAATTTATACTTATTCAAGAAATTAATCTTATGTTCTAGTTTATCTCTAGGCAAAATGAAACCTGTATTGTTCAGATGTGGCCCTGCCGAATCAACCTGCTTGTATGCACAAATCATAGGAAAGAAAGTGTTACGAACAGAAGATTTAGGATTGGACTGAACAAAAGAACAAAACTTTCTGTTCCAATTTTTCTCAGGATCACCCAAGTCACGATTACACAACTGTAAGTAATCATCCGTCCAATGCTCAAAATGAACAGCACTCCACATATCTAAAACATATAGTGGTAATCGGTAATGTCTGGGACTATTCTCTGGATCAAATGTTATGGCATGATTGTATGTTAGATAGTCTGGACGAACATTTTCTCCTGTATAAAAGATTTTCTTAGCACGTCCATTGAACTTGTTATGTGCTTTACCAAAGTTACTATCACCAAAGATAACATACTTTGGGTTTTGATTATCAATAGTAACATCGTAGTATTCACTTAGAACCGTTGTAAAAAACAGTTCTGCGGTCGCAAAGGTATCAGAGAAACCGAGGAGAAGAGGCGGCTTACTCATTACTTATACCAAAAAAATGAACTGTTAGTTGTTAGATTGATTGGTGCGGTAATCTTATTCTTTTCTCTGAAATCGTCTACGGCACGATGAACAGATTCCAATGCAGAGTAATCATGGCCGCAAAATATACCACCCTTCTTTAGTAAAGGATAGTATGCTTCACAATCTGCTAATGTTGCTTCATATGAATGATCGCCATCAACAAAGATAAAGTCAAATGGTGTATCATCTTGTGAATTTAGAATTGTCTTGATCTTAGAGGCTGCATCTAATGATGTTTCACGGATCATTTGAACACGTTCACCGAACGACTTTAGGTTCTCTTCGGCAATCATTAGAAACTTATCTATGACCTCTTGATTAAGTTCACCAGCCCAGTCTTCATATGCTTTATATGGATCGATTGTGTAAAGTTTTAGAACATTATCACAACGACTAAGAATATCATATGTGCTTTCCGCACGACAAGTTCCAATTTCAAGTCCCACAAGATTGTCACCTTGTCTCTTTATGTAAGGAACAAGACCTTTAGTAGAAGTCCATTCAATAGGCCATTTACTAGCACTCTTAAGTTCGTCTACCGTCATAAAATCTGTTTCAGTCAATTCAATTGCCATATTAGTCTCCATACACATTCTGTATCATTTTATTCCAATCAGGTACACGATCCCATTGATGCAAAACTGTTACCTTCTCACCATTTACATGAACACTATTATCTTTAATAGTATAGTTCAATTCTTCTAAAAAGTCAATCTTCATATTAGGATTGATTACATATGCTTCGCCTATACCACCAGAGCCCGCCTCGATTGCAGGCATTGACGTGCCGGCATGTAGTACCCAACCATTAGAAGGCATCGTTAATAATGTGGAGAAATGATATGTTTCAAAATCAAGCATGATATTCATCGCAGCCTGATCCGGGCCGCCGCCACCTTCTATCCAAGGATTTAAGCCACGACATATTAGCCAAAGATTTAGACAGAAATCTTTTATAGTGTCTAACTGTCCGGCAATCACACCAGCACAAAAGATAGGATCATCTTTCTTACGATCAAGAAAGTATTCACCAAATGATTTAGCAAGGTTGTTACTTCCCCACGGTTCGTTACCATATGTCATGTTCTCTGATCCAACCAGAAGATTATAACCATTTAGAAAATATTCATCTAACCATTCTGTAGGATTACTTTGAAACACAACATCCCTAACGTCAGTAATAATAACACGATCTACCATTTCAGGATCGTTTAACATATTGAGAAAATGATGTATATGCAGAAAACGGTCAACCATAATGTTGCTATTACCTTCATACACAAACCCATTTTTGTCATCACTAGGACCGACACCAATCAACATAAACTGTTTTTGTGTGAGAAGTTCAACTGTTTCTTTATTCATATTATATACGATAAGAGCCTTGTATCCATCAAAGCCCGACTTTTCAATAGAGTTGGCCCAATACTTAATCTTATCCCAATCGTAATTATCTACGACGCCTATAATCACGTCTTTAGCCATGGAAACCTACCTCCGTAATATGCCTCTTGTGTGGCATTACCTTCAACAAAAAAATCTTTCGTAACTGAATTAGGATTACCGTCTAGACGATAGCAAAGTGTGTGCTTACCATTTGTATCATACTTGGCATGTTCTTTTACAGCATAAAAGAATGCTCTATCACCACCCCAACCTGTGTGCCAGAAATGACAAGTCTTTTGAATGAACTCTCTTTTGAAGCAGAAAGAAGATGTATCAATCAGATAATGCTTGCCATGGGGTGAATGACGAGACATAAAGATTTCCCACTTCCCAAGACTTTCACAGTTATCATCACAAAGGTACTTTTTATCAGGTGAGAAAATCTTGCGAAGTGAGTAGGAGAAATCCAAATTCTTCTTTTCAATTGTTTCAATTAGTGAAGCAACATGGTCAGGTTCATACCAGTTGTCTTCGTCAAGAAATAGAATATAGTGTGAATTGATTAGATGTGGATAAGCGGCATAGATACGATGCCCATAGAACTCACCACCGGTCTTACCTGTGTTCTCTGGTGTTTGCACAATCTCACAACCATCAGATCCACACATATTGACAACTCGATCCCAATACTCAGGACCATCGACCACAAGCAAATGCTTACAACTATAAGTCTGCTTCTTAACAGACATGATAGCATCAAGGAGTTTTTCAGAACCGATTGTAGGAGTAATAACTGTTACGGGTTTTTCAATCACTAGATTCATAATATGTCCTCATAAAGAGAAGGCCGAGGCGTACCTTGCGGCAGAGGCCCCGACCGTGTCATTCTTATTTAGTATCCTTGGGAGTCATCACATCTGCGACTTTCTGTAGGCTTTCAGCCCAGACCTTGCCGCTCTCGGTGAGAAGTTGCTTTGTCGTCTCCTGGATGCCGAACGGATCCATGATGTCGATCTTCTTTGGCTTCTTCTCCTCTGGAATAAAGCGTTCAAGAAAGATTTTGAGCATACCGTTAGCAAGTTCCGCATTCTTGACCTCCACTGAATCTGCGATGGTAAACTTTCTAGTAAAAGCACGATTAGCAATACCCTTGTGAAGGTAGTCGCCTTCTTCGGTTTCAGTATTGCCTGTAATCGTTAACACACCATCTTTCAGTTCAATGTCAAGATTATGCTTGCCGAATCCTGCTACAGCCATTTCAATGGTGTAATGTTCATCGTCAATCTTTTTGACATTGTATGGTGGATATGCTGGAATCTTAGGTAGGTATTCTTGTGCTTCTGCGATCCGTTGCAGCACTTGATCAAAGCCGATAGCGCCCTTTGATATGTCATTAGCGAATGTGAAAGGATCAAACCAGATACGGTCTGTTGAGCGATTGTTATTTCCCATTTGTTTCTCCTATAGTTAGCGAGAAGTAAGGAATGATGCCTTCGTGACACCATTCTCGTAGTATTATATAGTAAACTTTGTATGTTTGTCAAGAAAAATTTTATCCTACCAGCCAATATATCCCGTTACTGAACACAGGAACATTGTTGGTACCGCCTGTGAAAACTCTTGCACCAAACGTATTGACATTACTATCAGACACAAATGATCTTGATCCGGTGCCAATTACTGCTGGATCAGGAAGATTTGATACGGTATATACAACTGTTTTGAATATATTAGATGTTACAGTATTCGCAAAATATGCATTGGCATTTACAACACCTGAGGTGCTAACATCAAACACTGTGTTTGAGTTTGCTTGTAATCTGATTAATCGTGAAGAGGTGTTCTGACCAATATCAACTGCATTGAAACCAAGACCTATCTTGGCATTTGCGTCAATCCATATTGCTGATACATTTGAAATTGCTACTGTCATAGTGTCACCAATGATGCTGTAAGATTTTGTGATGGAAAATCAAAAAACGAATCTACTACTATATAGTCACCATTATCTGAAAGTATTGCATCGGTCACTGATGATACCGATGGATACGCATATGTATTAGCCGTAGGAGGATATAGATGCCTACTGTCAATGTATGCTGTGAAAGTAAATGTAGCACCAGTATTTTGTCCGACAGCGGTTTGTCCTGTTTGTGGTGGCTGTCCTTGCATATTATTCATTTGCATAGAACCGCCACCACCACCTAAATTGGCGATACTAGACACTTGACCTATAAGTTGCTGACCTACTTTTAGTAGTTCACCAGGCTGCATATTACCCGATAACATACCAAGACCTAATGCACCCGCTCCATTATTACCATTGCCAATAAATACTTTCTGAGAACCTTTTGCAGGTATAGGCAAACCGGTTTGATGTATAATCGTACCTATAATATCTGGTGCTGCTGTATCTTTTAGAGCAGCAATAGCAGGCTGACCCTGGATAAACACTTTAGGATTATTAGCCTGTAATGCGCCTAAGTTGCTATGTGTATCTGTGTCACCTTGAACAGACGCAAGTATATTATCAGAAAAAACCTTCGTGTTTAATCCTAACGATTGTGTAATAGCACCACACATTCTAGGATCAAGAAATCTAAATAACGGAAACATTTTTCTTTGGTCTTCCTCTACCTCTCTTAGGAGGTTCTGGCTTTACAAAATCGGGGATTTTTGGTTCAGAGATATTTAGCGTGATTTCACCACCTTCATCTTTTACACCTGTTGATCCCATCCCACCAACACGGGTTGTCTTTACACCAGGTCTAGCAGCAGTTTCTACAATAGAATACTCAGCATCCCTGATTAGTTCTGCCTGTGCAATACGATCACCTGTAGTGATGTTGATTTGATTGTCAGAAATATTCCACACCAGAACCATTAGTTCTTCTACGTAATCAGAGTCAATAACACCCTCGGCATTTGCAAGAACCAATCCCTGCTTTAGTGATAGTCCTGACCGTGCATGAACACGAACCGAGTGTCCTGTTGGAATATCTAGAATAAGACCTGTAGGAACCATAACACGGTCACCTGGCTGTATTGTAACCAGATTATTCATGGGACGAGTAAAGGCTTTATTGTTTCTAGTGAAACCCTTATACTCTTTCTTACCATGTCCTTGAAACTGCAAATCAAAGCAGGCAGAACCTGCTGTCTGCTTTTTAGGAGTCTGATTTGAGGGGTGTGTTTTCCAAATCTTCAATGTTTCCATAACAAACTCGCTTTCTATTCGTCTTCGTTGTGACGTTTCCTACCCAGTGAATACTTAGCGACCAAGTTCCACTCTGGCTTTTCCATATATGATATGATCTTGATTCTGTTTAGTGGTGTTAGAGGTTCTTTACTCTTGTCAGGATCAACAAGAGTTACAAGTTCCCATTCTGCCAATAGATTGGCAATGGTATTTCTTCTACCACGATCCTCTTCTGAGAAGTCAGTAGACTTACCATCTAACATGAACATTTCTTTGAAATGCACCAAATAATAACGACCTTGCTTATGTAGGATGTGACATGACTGATAGAGTGTTTTGTCTTTCTTAGACGCCACTCCAATACGAGTCAATGTCTCTTTCACTTTTAGAAAGGCCTGTGGATCAGGAAGCCTTACTTCCACGAAGTCTTCTAGGTTTGCTGTCATTTATGCCACCTTTGTTTAGTTCTTTTTTTATTTTTTCTAACTGAGTAGCGTTTAGCAAAACCAATGCTTCTTTGGCCTTTTCATTGGAATAGTTATAATACTCCTTTACGGCATCTAAGTTGTCAATGGTCTCACGCTTCTCCCATTTACGAAAAGGGCGTTTATAGCCTCTTATGCTATTTAGCAAAAAATGGTATTGAAGATTAGCAGGTAGATGTGGATACTTGTTCATCTCATTAGCCTGCATAACGCAATCGTAGTGAAACGAGATGGCACGATTCACTACGAAAGCATTATAGTCCTTTTCGTTCTCTAGAACATTCTTCTTGGTCTGTAGAATGGATGGTATGATATCTCTGAATAAGTCACTCATTTTATATCACATTCCACCATGATTTCCGTCAGACATGCCACAAGATTTAGTTCTTGGTCAGCCACGAATGCTGCCTGATACTGATACTTAGCCAGTGTCACCACGGCAGCAGGAATGGACTCTGGCTTTAGATACTCATTCAGTCCATCATACACAGTGCGATAAATGAGAGACGGATCAATGTCAGAGTTTAGAACGATCCACTTACGCATGGCACCAAAGTCTTTATCTTTTAGTGCTTTGATTAGTTCAGATAAAGATTTAATACCATCAAGTTGACTAACAACACCAGCGTCAATGTTTCCAGACACAGCATGGCGTTGGAGTTCATTAAGAAGACGCCGATAGTCTGGGAAATACTTTTCAACAATCTTGATGAGAACCTGCTTGTCATATTCAACACCTTCTATCTTTAGAATCTCATTAACTCTCTTGAACATCTTAGAAGCCATAAGAGGCTTTTCACTAGACTTCAAGGTAAAGTCAACAACGGCACATCTAGAATGAATAGCGTCCTTGATCTTTGCCTTGAAGTTACATGTGAAGATGAAAGAACAGTTTTCAGCAAACTTTTCAATCACACCTCTAAGAGCATCTTGCGTATCTGGTGTAAGACCGTCGGCTTCGTCTAGAATGATAACCTTACGCCCACCAGTAAGCGATACGGTTGACGCATAACCCACAACCTTTGTTCTTAGAACATCAATGCCTCTTTCTTCTGAAGAGTTGATGAAAAGATAGTTACAACCGATTTCATCACACATAGCCATGGCTGCGGTAGTCTTACCACAGCCAGCGGGTCCAGAAAGAAGGAGATTTGGAATCTCCCCCTTGGTCACATATTCTTGAAATGATTTCTTGATACGGTCAGGAAGCACACAGTCCTCAATCTGGTGAGGACGATACTTCTCAACCCATAGAAATTCTTCACTCATTCAGTTTCCTCATAACGAGATGCGCTAAGTTGCATTATAATAGATGTTAGTAGGAAAAACAACCAACGATTTGTATCATCGTGATCCTTAATCCAAAAGTAAGACGCAGATATAAAGTTTATTACACTTAGCAACTCAAAGATAAGCGCCATCATAGTTGTGTCTTCTCCATCACAGTGGTATAAAACTCTTCAAAATCTGTGTTTTCCTGAATCTCAGAGTTGAAGTTTGCCTTGAAGTATGTGCGAGCCATACGGCGAATGAGTTTCTTATCAATGTCCAGTTTACCACTTAGTTCATCAATAGTCTCTTTCTGTAGTTCTCGCTCGGCACCAACACGAGTCATGGAGTCATTCAACTCCATAATAGCCTTACGAAATGTTTTGCGTTCTTCCTCGGTTAGTCCCTGAACCGAACGCTGTTGCTGATTATGTCCCATCATGCTCATTAGTCCACCTCAATAACTGCTGCTGGATTTACACACATGCCGTGGCCACCATAGACGCCGCCAGCATCTTCACATTTCTTGTTATCTGTATATTCCTGATAGATGATAAGTCCAATCGCCAGAAACAACAGAAACAAACATCCGAAATAGAGACGCCATACATACATTACTTGGTCTCCAAAGCAATAAAGTATTTCAGATTGCCTGCCTTGTTCTCAAACTTGGCAAAGGCACCAGTCTGAACCTCAACATCATAATCATCGGGAACCAACTTGAGATTTTCTGTCTTGAATGTAGCAATGAAGTCCTTGCCAGCATAGTCACCAATCTTGATAGCACCACGATTGGATGTATCATTTGCCTTTTCGTGAATGAGAAGATTTAGTGAACCGTCTTTACCTTCAACGGAAAGATTTGGCAAAGAGTTCATTGTTGCCATCTTGAGCAACTTTTGAAACATAGCATTTGGTAGAGAAAACTTTACATCAACGGTCTTCAAAACAAGTTCCTTATCTGGAGGGGTGATGATAAGATTTGGTGAACATGCCATATAATCAAAGGCTAGTTCACCGTCATCTAGAACAACGGACTCATTCTTGAATGTTAGTTCTGGATTACGAAGGGTTGTGACATTACCTATAAACTGGTTAAGGTCATAGATGCCGAACTTGCTAGGAACATCATCTTCCAATGTTGCTTCAACAAGAATGGACTTTTCAGGTGAGATAGTCTTCTGTACCTTACCTGCATTTAGAACCACACCGCTATTAATGGAGGCAAAGTTCTTTAGAACGGTAAGAGCGTTATCACTTAGTTTCATTATATACTCCTTGTTATAATGTATGTAACAGTTTACTCTCTTTAGTGAGAGTTGTCAAGGTCAATTTTACATTACTCTTTAAATCGTCAAGAGTTCCTTCATTGTCAATTTGAGCATCAATCTTTTGCCCTATCCATGCCCATTCACTTTCATGAACATTATAATCTTCCATGATATTGATGCCTACTAAGTTGGTGGAAAGAGCATCATTGTACCAGATAGGATCTTCACCTCTTTTGACACGAATAACCTTACCGCCGACACTCCGAATAAAATTGACTTCGTTTGGAAAACGACAATCTGAGATAACCACATCTTGATATCCGTGAATGCGTTTCTCTAATGCTGCAACCCAGATGTTATCCGCAATTCCGTTACGACAGGCTTCAGTACCCATTCTTTGTAGAATGAGGCGTGGAGTGACCTCGTAACCAAGTTTATGCGACCACCATGGATCAACACGCTCACGAAAGGCTCGTGAAGCATTACTATCACCTTCTAGAAGACCTCGTGGCCACGTAAAGATTATGGACACAGCATCTTTCAAAGCATCAGCAAAAGCAAATCCGTGATACCCATGTTCTCTGACAAGAATATCACGGACTGTTCCCTTGCCGGCTCCAATAAAGCCAACAAGACCTATGATCATCTTAGATTTCCTGAGAGTGCTGCAACGGCAGGAAGATCACCTTGAAAGCCATAAGTTCCAACGTGCGTTGTCTTCATCCATGGACATAGCCAAACTTTCATACCAATTGCTCTTGCATTCTGACAGAACATATAATCCTCTGATAGATAACGGTGAGACTTAGGATCAATCACAGTATCAAAGTAAGCATGAATGTATCTTGAACCGTCAAAATTTGCCTGACCAATGTGGTCTGGCTTATAATGAAGATGAGGAAACTCTTCTGCATACTTGTCAAAGACTTCTTTCTTGACCATCATAAAACCTGTACCAATCTCCATGACCTCAACAGGTTCAGTAATCTTGAATGATGTAGTTCCAGGAACTGGGTTGAACACAAAGTCGCCGGTAACACCATCAAGTTCACTAGGATTGAATTTGTCGTTCTTAAGATTGCGCTTAACAGCATTGACAATGTTAGCCCAATTAATAGTCTTTTTAGGATATGGGCCGCCAATGATATCACGATCAAGTGCCAAGAGTGCTAGAATGTCCTGAGGATTGTATTGAATGTCGGAGTCGATGAATAGTAGATGGGTGCAGCCAGAGCGAAGAAATTCATCAACCAAATAGTTTCTTGCTCTTGTGATTAGTGACTCATTAAAGATAAAAGAAAAGCGACATTCAATACCATACTGAATGCATGTTGCTTGAAGGTCTAGGCAGGCTTTTGTATAAAGACCGAAACACTGACCACCATAACATGGTGTAGCAACAAATAACTTCTTCTGTCTCAATTCTTCACTAGAAATTTTGATTTCCATTATATTCTCCATACACGAATAGCGCAGGGGCAGAACACCCCTACGCTATTATATAGTTAATTTATTTGTTATCAACCAGCAAAGCGATAGAAAGCGGTGCGCTTACCATTCACATAGCGGTAGTTGGTGTAGATGTTATAAAACTCACGAAGATCGTAAACACGCTTACCAACTGTCTCACGGGGCACACGGGCCAGTGAAGCAACCTTAGCAGATGTAACACCAGGTCCAGTGTTATACTTGCGAAGGACGTTTTCAATCTTTTCAATCTGAGTCTTACGAGCAGTAGCCATTATATATTTCTCCATTTCAAGGTTGTTGATGCTGGTGGTCGTGAAAGGAAAGGACCCGTGTATAACCACCAGCATCACTATATTACACACGGGTATTCTTGTTATGGGTTAGAAAGCAACCTCTTCACCCACATTGGCTGTTTCCGATTCAGAAACAGGCTGCGGATCAACAGTTTCATCGACTTTCTTATAGAGTTCCATAAACGCATTCTTAGTATCCACATCAAAGCGGTTCAGACACAGTTCAAGTGCCTTCACACGGTTCTGTCCAAAGATAGAATAAGCCTCGCAGATATGAACGAGACGGCGAGTGGAGATGATTTCAGACAAAGCACCTTCATAGAAGGACTTGCGAATAACATCAGCCCAAGTCACCAGTTTATCAACAAACTCCTTTGCTTCAATACCAGAAGCACCAAGAACATTGTTGAGGATCTTAGTCTCGGTTTTCTGAGCAGGATATTCCTGTTCCATCGTGATAGAGAAACGCTCAAGGAACGCTTCGTTCATAACGTTGGTGCCGATAAAGCGACCATCGTCAGAACCCTTACCCTTGGTGTTTGCTGTAGCAATCACATTGAAACCCTTTTCAGGATGAACAAGGCGATTAATCTTCTTGAGGAAGACAGACTTGCCTTCAAGCACAGGCTGGAGACACATCAGTTTATTAGAACCAAGATCCACTTCGTCTAGAAGAAGAACAGCACCACGAGTCATGGCCACGATAACAGGACCGTCCTGCCATACAGTCTGACCATCAACAAGTCGGAAGCCACCGATAAGGTCATCTTCGTCTGTTTCAATGGTGATATTGACACGGACACATTCACGCTTTTCCTGAGCGCAAACCTGTTCAACCATCATAGTCTTACCGTTACCAGAAAGACCAGTAATATAGGCAGGATAAAACTTTTTGGACTTGATAATAGCACGAACGTCGGTAAAGTTACCGAACGGCACGTAACCAGATGCCTTCTCAGGAACAAGAGAGATTTCGGCACTAGTGCTAGTAGAAGGACCAGACATAGAAACAGTCGGTGCCATAGCGACCATGGTATCGGTCACAGGAACAACAGACTGGATCTTAGCAGTCTTATTGACGATCTTACGAGTTGCTTTGACAACAGGAGCAGGTGCAGAAACGGCGGGACCGTGTTCGGGAAGAGCATAAAGACCACGACCTACACGGCGGCTAGCATCATTAAGAAACCAGTGAGGCCAGGACAGATTATACTTTTCAGTAAGTGCTTTAATCTGACCACGGTTGATTTCACGAATCGCACCATACTCAAAACGAACCTTGTCAAAAAACTCGGTACGGTCAGCAGAAACTTTAGCCATGAGATACTTTCCTTTCACATTTCTCATTATATATGCATTATATCACAAGGAAGGGGTCTTGTCAACCCCCTCCTAAGTCATTGATTTTACGCAGCCTTCTTGGCACGACCGGTAACGTGGTCAATAAAGTTCCGAAGAAGGACACGATTTACAGCCTTCTTAGCGGCAAACTTGGAGAATGCCTTAGCCATAACTTTCGTGGACTTACTATTGTCGATTTGAAGTTCCGTGTCATCTTCTTTGAGAGCCTTAGCATCAATAACATAATAGTCATCGTAACCGGCACTCTTGACAGGATAGAACTTGTTATCTTTCCAGAACTTTTGAGCCTTAGTTCTATGTTCGTATGTATCATGGGACATAAACCGATACGAAAACTTTGCCCAAGACTCCGTAAAGAGGAAGAAACCGATAAGGTTGCAACCAGTCTGTTCTTTCAGAACACGCAGAAACACGTTAGTGTTATCATTGTGTCCATAAGGACAAACCTCGTGAGTCTTACCAGTATTCTTATCGGTGTAAAGATACACTTTCTTACGCCGAAAAGCACTGAACCGAGAACCCGTTTCGTTATATACACCATTGAACCCGTTAGCCTCACCGTCTGTAAGAACGATGGTATTCACGATTTCAAGTTTATACTTTACACGAAAATCGTTTATGATCTTTGGTGCAACGATAAGGGCATCATTCAACGGTGTGCCACCCATACCTTCGCAGTAAAGATTAGCACCCTGACCCATAGCCCACATAAAGGTCATTGCTTCATTCAGTTCAGCAGTATTCATCTTGGAAGACAGGAACTGACGAAGGCATACATTATTCAGATGCAGAATGTTATCACCATTATAGGCAAACGGTGTTTTAGCATGAGCATCTTTGATTGCATAGACCTCAAAAGGCACCTGGATTTGTTTACAGAACATAACCAGAGTGAACAACTGTTTCATCGTATGTTGAAGACCGAACTGCATAGAACCAGACCAGTCAAGAAACATAACGAAACCGTGGTTCTTACCTTCAGGAATGACAGACAAACGACGGAAGATATCATCGTTATACTTGTAAGAATGGAGTTTGTTGGTATCGATCATACCAGTCTTAGCAATAGAGATACGAGAATAAATCTCGGCACTCTTGCGCTGTTCAAACTCTTTCACAAGAAACGAAATGGTATCTTTTTCTTTTGAACGCCATTCCATAAACTCACGACGATAATCGGCAAGGCGATCCGTATCAAATCCAGGCCAACCACGATTAGCCTTCATTTCATTACGCCAGTCGTTTAGAACGGTTTTGTAATCGTCAATGCACTGGTCGTAATTGATTTGCGGAAGCGAAAGATAAACATAGTCTGTGTTAGCATCACGTACCAGTTCCTCACGCTTCTGTTCCCAAGTGCTATCTGTAACAGACTCGGGAGCCTTACCATCAACAATACCATCAGAACCAGCACCACGAGAAGGAGAACCAGACCCAGTAGGTGCTATATCACCTTCACCGGTACCTTGATTTTTACCCTCTTCGGTATTCTCGTCGGCGTCATCGCCTTCACCATCACCGTTATCCCAACGGTCAGCATAATCGTTAATGTCATATTCATCTCCTTCTTCGCCATCACCAGGCTTGCCGATGTTGATCTGGATATCATCATGCTGATTTTCAATCTGACCCTTACAAAAGCGATAGACTTCTTCGGTTAGTTCAACAACCTCAGCAAAAGTTTCAGCATTCTCAACACGCTTCAACAAAGCCTTTTCTTCGGGTGTAAACTCAATATTAAGATTGACATTACCACCCTTGAAATAGATATTCAAGCGGTCGATAAAGTTCATGCCATTGATATCACGACCACGGGTGCCAAAGAAGTCACGTTCCATAAGTTCTTTGTAACCGAGCAGATAGTTCTTACGAAGACCGGGATAACGGCGCTTCTGGCGCTTGTCAATGCGAGCATCTTCAATGACATTCAAGAAACCGGAAACAGTCTTTGTCAAACGATTATCCAGTTCATCACCAAACACACGCTTGGCAATGCTTTCATATGCATTGCGATATTCTTCTGCACCAGGCGTATCAATAGCATGGGACGTTTCATGACCGATAAGCAAATGCTCAAGGTCAGTGGAAATATCTTGCCACACAGGCAGCATAAGAACACGGTTCTTAAGGTCAAACATGGCAGTCTTAATACCTGACTGGTGCTGAACCGTAAGATTTTCCGTAGCAAGAAGTTTTGCTAGAAGCGAATTGGAAGAGGTAGAAATAACCGACATGTGTTTCCTTTCACGATTTTCAATATCATAGCAAATCTGGCAGCATTTGTCAAGTCATAATGAAATCAATGACTTAGCGGGTCATGGCTTTCAGTAGTTTGTAAACACCGTAACAGAGGAACGGAAAAAGAATCCAGTGAACAGTCTTTTCCAGTCCATATTGGAGATAATAGAAATCAAAATATCGTGCCCATGGAGTAAACGTGAATGACATTACTTTACCTTTTTAAAAACGAAAATTGGTTCATACTTTAGCATAATCTTTTTACCGTTGTTTTCTATCTGACAAAAATTTTTCATCTTACCTTCAAGGACAGTTTCAGAAGTTTCTTCGCCTGTCAGAGGATTAACGGTAACAATAGTCTCGCCTGTCTCTATCATACGATTACCGCCAGGCATTTGTGCGAGAGCCATCTTTAGTGTGGTGACATATTCCATTCCCAACTCTTTTAGTATTCTACAGGAGTCTTCCTCCAATGTCAATAGTTTCCCATCAAAAGCGGCGTCAGCAATATTCCATAGTAGGTAACGGTCTTTGCGTAGGTATTCTACCGCAGTTTCTAATGTAGGTCTAAGAAATCCCTCAACCCAATCATCATACTGTGAAAACTTGTGGCAAGATTGTTCTGGATCATCTGAATATACCTCTTTAGAGAAATAAGGAGGTGATGTAAAGACCATATCAAGTTTGCCTTTATACTTTTTAAATCCAGGCTGAAACTGTGCTACCTCAGATCCACACTGAAATATTTCGTAGGTATGAGACTTGGGGAACAGGCTTCCTGATTCTCTGACATGCTCATTGAAAAAGTCAGCCACTTCATGGTATTTGGTGCGACCTGGCCCAGTATTATGATCAGTATTAGGGTCAGTACCCACGTAATGAATAGTCCTCTTGTCATCTACTGCCATTGCTCCTACGATACGACCTGCCCAACCAGATGATGGATCCCAAATGATAATCTTATCTTGATCTTTGATATGTGCTGTATATTTCTCATAGAGATAACGAGCCGTTAGTGGTGGAAAATTAACCGCATATTGACAGAAGGACACTCTGAATGATTTGAGTCCTAGAGGAAAAATTTTCTGTCCATACTTATAAAGACGAATAGTGTATGCATTGGTCTTTTCACGATTAACATTCGTGCGACATCTATCAGGAACCTTATCAGCAAAGTCAGCATCAACAATTACATTCTGTTTCTTACCTAGTGTAGAACTGTATCCTGTATATTGTTTATCTTCTTTTACAGGACAAAGCCAATAGTCCCATCCTTCTTTACCATCCATAAAAGCAATAAACTGTTCAGCAGACTCAACCTTATATGGTGCACCGTTTATACGTCCTGTGTCATCAATGCTAATAGGATTGCTATAATGGTAAAAGGAGTCACGCTTGAAGTGTCGGCTGGCGTAAGTAACGAAGGTGTCAAGATAAGCATCATCAGCAAAGTAGTCATAGATTGACTTAGCCTTTCCTTTTGTTGTATATGAAATGCCGGTCTTCATCATGGTGGGGAACCACTGATTAACAGCATTACCTACTACAGATGTATTTCTAATAACATCTTTCTCACCTGTGCGTAAGTCAACTGTCTCAAACTCATGAACAGGAAACGAAACCATCTTTTGAAAGTTATCAATGATACCGTCTTTGTTGAAACCTACACGAGGAGGAATGCCTTCTTCATCCCATAGGCGCACGACCTCTTTACGCATATCAATAACCCATTGCCGAAACTCGTCATCGGACATCCACAACAGTTCTTCAAACTTTTTATTAACAGGAGAGTTTAGCAGTTCATCATTTCGTTCATAAAACCAATTCATTCAATAATCCTTCAAACTGTTCGTAGTATGCTTTAGGAGATTTGAGATTAACAAGTAACTTGTTCTGTATCTCTTTAAAGTGATAATCATAATGATACTCCAAATCTTTGTATCTGTCACGATATTCTTCATAGGAATGAACACGCTGCCAATCGGATGCTACGAATAGATTTTCTTCGTCGTAGTTGTCCCAAACAAACGGTATCACACCACAAGCAACGGCTTCAACATATCTAGAGGTTGTTGCCTTGCTATCCATCCAGTTAAAACATAGTGTTGACTTTGACGACAATAGGTATGGAACCAGGTCAATCATCTTACACCATTTCATGTCACGTTTGAAACTATTGAATCTACCCACAAATACAGAGTTTAGATCACTCTTGTATATCTGCTTAAGAATAGTATGCCTAACGTCACCAGATGGTTTGCCATCAATGGTCTTGCGTTTATCGGATCCCCAATAGATGAAATCAACAAACCGTTCTGTTTCAAACAATCTTGTTTCTGCTTTGATGAAATGATACTTCATACCATGAACATTACCAAAGTCTGTTTCATCTATTGTTTTGTAATCAATGTTGATACCAGGAAAGACTTTAGTTCTGTATAATTCTTCATCATCTCTTCGGTCTGACCTTAGAATGATTACTCTTTTGCCTTCAAAGAAAGGTTTGATTTGTTCTAAATGTTCATTTGATCTTTTCAAATCGAGAGTATGAATTGCGCCCGGTATCCAATATGTAAATTCTGCCTCACTAGGTATAATTATAATGTCAGCATTTTTGATGGCATCCACATTTCTATGTGGTTTCATACTAAAACCAAAATTGTAATAATACCATTCATGCTCTTTATGTCTCACAACATATGATCTAAGCAAATGAAAGAAAGAGTCCATAATATGGTGTAGCGGTGTAACATAGTTAGCACCGCTTCTTAATCTACAAATACAAATTTTCATCCGGCCACATTCCATACTAAACAAGGTTCTTGACGTGGGACAAGTTTATGATAATCAATCATAGGTCGCCACACCTTACTATCATATGTAGGCGCCGAGGGATAAGGCGGTGCGTCTTCTTTCTTCACAGGCTTGTCAAACTTATAAGGAGACTTATGATAAATTGCTCTGCCGATTTCTCTTTCTTTCATAGTATGACCGACAGACACAACATGAACCTCGGCATCAGGCCAAGCCAATTGCAATGCTCTTGTGAGAGTGCCGCTTGATCCTACTGACCATACTTCTTTAGGTGTTATAGATAAAGACCTAGCAACTCTAATCAAACAAGCAATAGATGTAGGATGTTCAAGACCAATTGGAAGTAATGCTCTTTTGTTGGGTGCTTCTGCCACATAATCTTTGGCTCGTTTCTGTGTTACAGGTAGCATACCATTAGGCACCCAATGATAAATTGCTCCTAAGGAGAGGCCTTGCCGCTGATATGGATGCAGTTTATCCATGGCACGGTCTGCCATAAAGATAACGGCTTTCTTATCATAACGATTACAAATAAATGGTAACGAAATCTGTGCGTATCCTGTAGCAGGTGAAGAACCATAAACCCATTCTTCTATATTCTTATATTCGGGTGCATGACCGATTATATAATCACCTGCTCTCGCTTTGCTGCCAACAGCAAGAAGGTCATCACGGACAACGTGATATCCTTCATGTTCTGTTACAACTGGAGTAGGATTAGGGTCAATCCAATTACCAATAATTTTTAGATAGTCTTCTGCTGTATCATTGAATAGTGTCATCACTCCTCACGAGAACAAAGGCACCTTCTGGAAAGGTGCGGTTTTTATCTTGACCGATTAAACTCACTATACCAGCATCTGGAAACATTTGATCTATGGTATAGATTTCATCCACTAACAATTCTCTATTGATATATGGAAAATCAGGTTTTAGACGAACAACATCACCTTTCTTAAAGGGTGAAAAGTTTGTTCTCATTTCCAACGTTCCTTTATTTCCTTTAAACGATCTTGTAGATATGTTTCAATGATCGCCATCTCATTTGTTCTTTCACAGTTTACGGCAATATGATTACGCAACTCAAAATCAAAGGCCGTCATTAGCATATAATCATGCGAATATGAATGGGTCTTGTGTGGATCAGTTTTTTCCATATTGCTTACTCCAGAGATAGTTGTTTAGGTAGACTACGATTGAAACCACCTTATCTATAAACCAACTATTCCAGAACCAATGATTGTATCTCATACGAATTGTCCCTTCGTTAAGAAACCTACTAGGTAGATTATACTGATGATTGTTTGAATGGTCATAAGCGACCATTTGCGCCACATATATCCAACAATGAACCAACCAACGTTACCAACGAATTGCACCGCTAGGTTTAGTGGATATATGTTCCATGCAGTTAAAACAGCCCCGATAATAACCAGGGCTGTTGATGTCCATTCTATAAAAAACTCACTGTCAAATTTCATTCCCAACCCATTTGTGAGAGACCTGTCCATAGACTATCAATGTTGTAAGTCTGATAACCGTATTTTATATCATAGACTATCAGGTACATCATTGTCTCCCATCATGGTGCGGAAATCAAAGTTCTCTTTTAGTTTTTTGTCTTCTATCTCTTGTGCAATCTTACCAAGTTTCTTACCGAGATTTTCTAGATTGGAGACAAGGATAGCATCACGGATCATAGTGTTAACGTTTTGTCCTGTCACCAGGTTCAAATCTTCCATAACCTCTTCTGAGACTGCCATTCTTTCCGATATGCCTTGTGGACCAGGCGCCCACACCCATGGAAGTTTACCTGCATCCATAAGGCGTTCCGCTTCAGCCATTGCACGGATAATATCTTTGTCTAACATATTCATTCCTTTCAGTTAGACTGGTATCATATATCATTCTTTGTCGTTTGTCAAGACCGAAAAATTCTTTACCTTTTCAAAGCGGAGTGTTCTTTGGAACCTATCAATCATAGTGTCTTTATGAGAAATAACAAAGATGTTGGTGCCTTTGTCACCCATATCCCACATGATCTTTATAAACTCGTCAATACCAGTAGCGTCCATAGCACGATCAAGGATTTCATCAAAGACAAGAATATTAACATTGACTGAGTTTTTCATCTTTGCGATCTGACGCCATGTTAAGAGGATGGCCAGATCGATTCGGAGTTTTTCTCCTTCTGAGAAATTGTTATACGAGAACTCGTCTCTATGTCTTGACTTGATGATTTCTTCAAAGGATTCGTTGATGTTGAAGTTAACAAAGAAACCCAGTTTAGCCAAGTATTTGTTGATATGCTTATTGATGATAGGTAGATATTGTTTAATGATTCTAGTTTTGATTCCGCCGTCTTTAAGTAAAGTCGTCGCCAGGTCAACATACTGTCTATCATCTAAAAGGACCTTCTTCTCTTCTTCGAGGGTGGAAATATCATGTTGAACGATTTGGAGTTGTCGTTCTGACTCTTGGGTAGTTTTGTCTGAGGTAGAAAAGGATTCAATTTGCTCCACAATTTGGCGAAGATTATTTGCGGTATTGTTATAGGTAGCCTTAGCAGATGAAAGATCCAACTTAATCTTGTTGATGTTCTGTAAGACTTCATCTATATGCTCGATTTCAGATAGAACTGAGTTTATTTGTTCCTCAATCTTATTTAGTGCTTCATCATATTCAACAATCTTCTTATCATTGGTTGTAACTGCATTGAACTTATGATCATGACTGATATCCTGCTTACACGTCGGACATGTATCATTATCACGATAGAAAAAGTTTTCTTTCAACACCCTTTCTCTATTGCCTTCCATCTTGGCCTTGAAACCAACCAACTTAGAGTGCTTTGACTTTAGTGGTGATAGATCAAGGTCTTGATCGGTCGCTTTCTCAAAATCAATTTTAAGATTTTCAACAACACATTCTTGCTTAATGGACTCTTGCGTAAGTTCATCCTTTTTTGCTTCAAGTTCAATCAATTTTTCTTCATTGTTAGCACGAAGGGAAGCGAGTGTTCTTTCAATGTAAGACTTATTCTCGCTTTTGCTAGTTAAAAGAACACGGTTCTTCTCCAACCCTTCTTTGTTCATTTGTAGTCTATTCTTTACTATATTAGACATAGCAGTAAAGATTTGAATATCCAAAAGATCCTCGATAACAGCACGACGATCATTAGCCGACAACTGCATAAAAGGAACAAACGATGCTGAACCGAGAATAACAACCTGTGTGAATGACTTATAGTTCATTCTAAGGATATGCTTCTCAAGATGTTCTTGATAGTCTTTGGTCGCAGCATCTTGATTTATCATCTTACCTTCACAATAGATTTCAAAGATGTTTGGTTTAGCACCACGAACAACCTTATACTTTCTATTGGAATGAGTAAACTCAATCTCCACAACACAGTTCTTGTTGTTTATGGAGTTGACGACATTCCCTTTGTTTACCTTACGAAAAGGTTTACCGAACAAACAAAAGGTGAGAGCATCTAGAAAGGTAGACTTGCCCGCACCATTATGTCCCATAATCAATGTGTTCTTATGTGTATCTAAAGAAATTTCTGTCCACTGATTACCAGCAGACAGAAAGTTGCGCCATCTAACATTATGAAAAGTTATCATTAAAACTCTCTAGTTGGTTTCTTTCCTTCTAACAAGTCCTTGATTTCGGTACCTGACAGAGTTTCATATTCTAACAGGCCTTCTGCTAGTGTGTCAAGTTCTTTTCTATAATCTGTAAGAATTTTCCTTGCTGTATGATATCCATCCTCAACCAATCTTTTGATTTCAGCATCCACAATCTTCTGTGTTTCCTCTGCAATCTTTGGTGTGCGGAACATGTCAGCATTTGGTTCATCGTAGGCCATTCTACCAAGAATAGGAGAGAATCCTAACTGTGTAACCATTGCTCTTGCTAGTTTAGTTGCTTGCTGAATATCACCAGAAGCACCAGAGGTAATGTTCTTTTCACCAAACACCAGTTCTTCTGCTACACGACCACCCATGGCCATGGCCAGTTGAGCAATCATCTCTTCATATGACTGTGAGATTTGATCACGCTCTGGTAGAGACTGGACCATACCAAGGGCACGACCACGGGGAATGATTGTTGCCTTGTGGATAGGAACAGAACCAGGCATCTTTAGAGATACGAGAGCATGTCCACCTTCATGATATGCTGTCATCTTCTTTTCAGCATCGGTCATCAATAGTGTTCTATGCTCCGAACCCATTAGAATCTTATCACGGGAATCCTCAAACTCCTGAGATGTAACGATACGCTTGGAACGTCGGGCTGCTAGTAGTGCTGCTTCATTGACAAGATTAGCAAGATCAGCACCAGAGAAACCAGGTGTGCCTCTTGATACAACTCTTAGATCAACATCAGGTCCAATCGGAACCTTGCGGCAATGAACTTTCAAAATCTTTTCACGACCGATAAAGTCTGGATTAGGAACCTGAACCTGTCTAT